ACCGAGACGGCTGGTCCGCCGCTGAGAGCCGGGCCAAGGACACGGAAAAGACATGGGAACGGTCGGAGCGGGAGTTCCTGCGGCTGGTGCTGTATATCTGCCGGGAGACTGGCGATTTAGGCTTGCAGCTATCCGACATTAAGCCGGAGTTCACTCGGAAGAACCTGTCCAACATCCAGTCCAAGGCGCAAGTGCTGGCGGAAATGCTGAATAACAGCAAGATTCACCCGAAGCTGGCGTTCCAGTACAGCGGGCTATTTAGCGACCCAGAGGACGCATACAGGATCAGTATGGAATATGCAGAAGAACAGCAACGCAAGATGGAGCGGAGTTTGAGAGATGAACTGGCGGTGGAACGGGCCAACGGGAATAATCCGCAGGACGGCGGCGGTGATGCTGAATGAGCGGGTTTTATGACCTAACCGACAAAGCCATCGACCTTTTGAACAGGAGGGCGGTCAAGCGGTTTGAGGATGCCAAAGATGAAGCGGCAAGACATGGCTTCGATGAACTCAATGTTCTGGAAGTCACCCGGACACTGTATGACCAGTTGCGTAAGGACAACCAAGATGTCTTTCTTGAACTGGCGCAAGAGCGGTATCAGGAGGCCGAACCGCACGGAGAGAAACCGCCTGATTTAGTGTGGCTGCTGGCTCTGCTGGCGGCGTACAACGCTGTTACGAAAGTCATTTATGACAACGATGTTGACCGCAAGAGGCAGTACACCGCTGAGGGCATCAATTCCAGCACGGCCAAGGTGACAGAGTTCCGGCGGGGGCTACATTACTGGGCTGATTTGACGGCTACATACGGGGATATCGTGACCGATGAATCAACTCTGAAAGCCTATCGAGATGCCGGGGTAAAAAAGGTCAAGTGGCACACTGTACTGGATGGGAAAGAATGCGAAACCTGCAAGGAGCGGGACGGAAAGATATATCCGATTAACGCCGTTCCACCAAAGACGCATAAGAGGTGCAGGTGTTGGCTGGAGGCCGTGAAATAGGAGGGAAATATGGCGAGCCTTGATGGAACTTTGACAATTACAAACTCAGAATATCGGCCTTGCGTTGTGGATGGGAAAAAGGCAATGTTTCACAGATGGGAAAGCCTTTTAGAGCATGAAATAAAACAAACAGCTGCAATTATAGAATACGAAGACGGAACCGTAGATGAAGTTCTTCCATATAAAATCAGATTTCTTGATAGCAAAGGTTTATTTGCCCAATACCCATTTGAAAATTCAAACGGAGAATAACCGTTGAATATGGCCCCAGAGAAGGGGCGGTATAAATCTCCCAACAGCGAGAGAACGCTTAATAACCCAAAAACATAGTGAGAGAACACTTACAAAACCCAAAAGGAGAATTTACATGAAGATTTCCACCGACAGCATCCAGGGGTTCGCTGAAATGAGCGATGCCGACAAGGTTACTGCCCTGCTGGGGCTTGATGTGCCTGACCCAGTAGACTTGAACGGCTATGTGAAGAAAGAAGTTTTCGATGCCAAGGCTACCGAGGCGGCCAACCTGTCCAAGCAGCTCAAATCCAAGATGACCGATGACGAGGCTGCAAAGGCGCAGGCTGACGCGGACCGCAAGGCGCTGGAGGAAAAGTACACTGAACTGCTGCGCAAGTCCACAATCGCCGAGCATACCGCCCGTTATATTGCCATGCCGGGTTATGACGAGAAGTTGGCCCGTGAGACAGCAGAGGCGTTGTTTGACGGCGATATGGAGCGGGTCTTTGCCAACCAGCAGAAGGCCAACGCCGCATATGAGAAGAAGCTGCGGGCTGATCTGGTAAAGCAAGACCCAAAGCCTGCTGGTGCTGGTGGTGGGAACGAGGAGAAAGACGAGGCCGTGGAGTTTGCCAAGAAGCTGGGCAAACAGCGAGCCGACGCCCTCAAAAATGCAAACGAAGGTTTGAAACACTACTTTTGATTGAAAAGGAGAAAAACAGATGAAGTTTACCAAGACTTCTGTTGGTGGCACCGTTGAAATTCTGGCCGCTGACGATTTTGTGGCGATCCCCATTTGTGTCACGGAAGCCGCTGCTGTCCCTGCCGGTATGCCCATGACCGCTGCGGGCAAAAAAGTAGCGACCACCTCTTATGCTACCGCTGTTGGTATGCTGCTGTATGATGTGGACCCGACCAAGAACCCCAATGGCGCTTTGTTGGTGCAAGGGGTGGTGGACAAAAAGAAGGTTGAGTCTCACGCAAGCATTACGCTGGACGATACTTTTGCTGTGCCAGGAATTATCCTGCGTGACAACATTGGCGTGAACGAGTAAGGAGGCGTACATAATGGATTTGAGAGAAGTTTTTACCCCTGCTGCGATTGCGGCCAACTGGACTGAAGTTGCCTCCAATCAGATTCCTTACCTGGGTGCTACCCTGTTCCCTGCCCGCAAGAAGGCCGGTCTCGACTTATCCTGGCTAAAAGGTTCCCGTGGTCTGCCTGTGTCCCTGATGCCCTCCGCTTTTGATGCAAAGGCAACCTTCCGGGACCGCATTGGGTTTGAAAAGTTGGAAACCGAAATGCCGTTTTTCCGGGAGGGTTACAAAATCAAGGAGAAGGACCGGCAGGAGATGCTTCGCGTGCAGGAGTCCAGCGACCCCTATGCCGCCGAGGTAATCGCCCGCGTGTTCGATGACACCCGTGATCTGATCGACGGTGCGAATGTTGTTCCTGAGCGGATGATCATGCAACTGCTTTTCCCTGAGAGCGGCAATGTGGGCATTGCGATTAAAGCAAACGGGATGAACTACACCTACAATTATGATACGGACGGTTCCTGGAAGACCTCTAACTACACCGCACTGACTAATACAGCCACTTGGGACAAGCCCTCTACGGCTGACCCCTTTGCAGCGTTCAAGACGGTTAAGGACGCTATCCGATCCAAGACTGGTACTGAGCTGACGGTTGCTATTATGAATTCCTACACCTTCAATCTGCTGGCCAAGACGGATGCAGTGAAGAACCGTTACCTGACTACCAACGGCTTGTCTCTGGGCTACCTGACTGATACTGAGGTAAAGGCGATTGTGGAGTCTACTTCCGGCCTGCGTATTGCCATTTACGACAAGCAGTATCGGGATGAGAGCAAAGTTGCACATCCGTTTGTGCCCAATGGCTATGTGTGTCTGATTCCTGACGGTGCGCTCGGTGGCACATGGTATGGCACTACGCCCGAGGAGGCTGATCTGCGCGGAGCTTCCAGCGCAGAGGTTTCCATCGTGAATACAGGTGTTGCGATTACCCGTATTCTCCAGGAGCATCCCGTGAACATCAACACCTTTGCGTCTGAAATCGTCCTGCCCTCCTTCGAGCGCATGGACGAGGTGGCTGTGCTCAACGTCCTGGTGGAATAATTGGGTCTGACACCTTAACGCTTTTCCCCGCGAGTCAGACCCTATTGGGGAAACAAGTGTCCGAACTGGTAGGCGATGATTTGATGGTCAAGGCGGATGGTTCCGTTACTGGTACATTTCATCATGTGACAGGATATACCGAGTTCAGTTCCGAGCCGGACGAACAGGAAGGTTATTACTTTCCCTTCCACCTGACTAAGACTGGGAGCAAAATGACCTTCAAGAAAAACGGCTCTCCTACCAAGCAGAACATTGCATTTGACCCGGACATTATTTTCCGGGTAACCAAGAACGATACTTTTGAAGTCTTGGTAGACAACCAGAGCGTTGTGACGTTTAACTTCTCTGGAGCTACATTTGAAGGTTAAGAAAAGCGGGAGGCAGCATGAAGTTTATTCCAAATTACCGCGTGTGCTATGGAGGACGGTTTTATGAAGCTGGAAATCCATTCTCTATCAAAGCCGAAGACGCGGATATGATGAAACGGCACGGGGCGGTGTTGGATGAACCGACGCCACCTCCCGCCGCACCGAAAAAGCCAGGAAGACCGAGGAGGGCGGACAATGGACAATCTGGCGAGGCTGAAGCTCAGAACGAATGAGCCAGACGAGGCCATTTTACGGGATTGCCTTGAAAGCGCGAAGGCGGCAATTATGGCAAGACGCTATCCATTTCAAGAATGGCCCTATGAGTTAGAGCGTAGATATCTGGATTTGCAGTTCAGGTGTGCGATGGACATCTACGCGAAAATCGGCGCAGAAGGAGAAATTTCCCACAACGAAAATGGCGTAAACCGTGGATATGAGTCCTCTTGGATTTCTGAATCGCTCTTGCAGGAAGTGACGCCGCTGGCCGGGAGGGTGACGTGATGCGCAGCCTACTCCGAAATCAACAGCCGGTTTTTTACAAGCTGTATGAGGGCCAAGAGGAAATCATTGATGAATATGGGAATCCGACCGGAAGCTATCTCCCAATTTACAGCTCATTGAAATCCGCTATGCTCTGCGTCTCCCCTAACAAAGGAAACTCTGAAGTGGAACAGTTTGGCTCTCTGGAAGATTATGACCGGACGGCAACCACTGCAGACACGACCTGCCAAATTGACGAGGATTCCGTTTTGTGGGTAGACGGTGCTGACACCAGCGGCCCATATAACTACATTGTGAAGCGGAAAGCTCCATGGAAGAATAGTGTCCAGTACGCTATCAAACGAGTCAAGGTCTCCGAGTACGAAGCGGAACAAAAACTGTTTGCTAGAAAGGCAGAAATTGAGGCGGCGATGCAAAGTGCCAAAAATCAAACTGAAGCTGAACATGGACTCGATCAACCAAGCGTTGAAGGAAGTCAAGGCGTACCAGAAGAAGGTTAAAAAAGCCGCTGACGATTTAACGCGAAAGCTGACCGAACAGGGAGTATCTTTAGCCCAACTCAATGCATCCTATATGAATATCTACGACACTGGAGAACTGATGCGTGGCATTGAAAGCCAGTACAAAGGAAAGGTTGGATTTGTAGTTTCCACAGCAACACACTCCATCTTCTGTGAGTTCGGAACTGGCATCGTAGGGGCACGGAATCCACATCCAGAGGTAGCGATTGCCGGATGGAGATACGATGTGAATGAGCATGGGGAACTAGGCTGGTGGTACATTGGAAGAGACGGAAAAGCTCACTGGACAAAGGGTATGCCGAGCCGACCGTATATGTATGATACCGCTAAAATGCTGCGGGACATGGTGGTGCCGCTAGCAAAGGAGGTCATGCGTTGATAGACATTGAATCGTTCCTTTTCAGCCGAATTGCAGGAGTGCTTCGAGCCTCCTATGAAGGGATTTTTGTGTCGGGTGAATATGTAGATAGCCCTGCGAAATTCCCAGCTGTCACCATCGTTGAAAGCGACAACAGTGTGCTTCAAAAAATGAGAACGGCAGCGCCAAATCTGGAAAACGCCGTATCGCTGATGTATGAAGTAAACATTTATACAAATACCGAGGGATTTAAAAAATCCGAGGCGAAGGATATCTTGGAAACGGTAGACAGCGAATTTTCCAAGCTGGGTTTTACCCGGACTATGAGTAATCCAATATCTAATTTGCAGGACGCCAAAATTTTCCGCATTGTTGTCCGGTATGAGGGCGTAGCGGACAAGGATTTTAGAATCTACACAAATTAAAAGGGCTGACAGTGCCAAGTGCCTCGTGCCAAGTGCCTCCCTAAAAACTTTTAGGAGGTACTATTTTATGGCAGGAATCCAACTTAGCACAGCGGGCGTTACTCTCTGGTATGCTGCAGAAGCTACCGCTGGAACGCGCCCTACAACGGGATATGAAAAGATTTCCGAGATCAAGAGCATTCCGGAGCTGAACCCGGAACCCGACAACTTAGAGACCACCACGCTGGAAGAGACGGAGTGGAAAACCTATATCCCCGGTTTGAAGGACATCGGCGGTGCGCTTTCCTTTACCGCGAACCTGACCGAAGTTTCTATGACTGAGTGGGAGGGCGTTGTGGATGCTTACGACACAGCAGCAGCGGACAATAAAGCCACCTGGTTTTGCATCGTAATTCCCGGCCTAACAAAGGCGCTATATTTTACCGGGCAGCCCTCTCCGATGGGTATGCCGGCCATGGAGGTCTCCGCTGTTCTGGAGACGACTCTTTACATCACCCCGACCGGAGCTCCCCAGTGGGCAGCCAAGCCTACTGATCTGGAAAGCATGAGTCTTGATGTTTAATAGGAGGCTATAACATATGAGCGATAATATCATCAATATTCAGGACCGGGTGCAGCCTGTTCGTGTCAATGACAACAAAACTGGCATGGCGTATGAGCTGGACTTTAGCAGAGAAAGCGTTAAGTTTGCAGAGAATCGAGGCTTTAAGGTAGACGAG